GAACTCCCCTTCGGAAACAATCCTCGACATACTCGATTCTTTCCTCCAGTTCTTTCGTTGGAATATGAATTTTCTTGCCTGTTTCGGGGTCCACTTGTTCAATCAATAGATCTTTCTTCTTCAATCCGGCATGGCCGGACGCAGTAGTCAAATCCATTGCATCAATAAAGCGGACTCCATCAATGCCGTTGATAGCTTCGATGTTGGTAAGAGGCCTGACTTGCTCTATCCACTCAGGATGCTCGTCAATGATCCTACTCATCTGCTCAAAGTAATCATCCTGTGCCCATTGAAGGTGCTCAGGTTCTATTCCATCGCTGGCATTGAATATGTGGCCCAAAGTGGTTCCCCATGGATCCTCCATCTTAGGGGCTCGCCACTTACATTCCGTATTAAACTCCTTCTCCACTTCCCTAGCCATAGGAGTAAGGTGAACTGTTGATCGGAATGTTGCTCTGCCAGGACAAGTACCTAAGTACTCAAAATGTCCATTGGCCTGGGTTAAGAGCGGACTCTTGGGATGAATTGTCTCATCTGGATTGATAACGGTCTTACCAAAGATCTGGGTTTCCATAACTCCAGCACTTGTTGGTTCAAACCATCTTTCAGCCAGTTTCGACAAAGCCTCCAAGAGTTCAGTTCGTTTTACAGGGACAGCATAACCATGTTTGGGGACTACACCTCCAATAGGTTGTGTTGCGCCTGCTTGATGGATTCCTAATATACAGGTGGAAGTATTGTGAGAGACAAAGGGTGCACCGCACATGCCTGGGACAGCATATTCGGGCATCCTGTACTCGTAACAATATAGGTTACCTGCAGCATTACTGATATACACCAGCTCTGGATTATCAGGATCCATTGTATTTGCGACTTTCCACGAGGTAGGACCTTGTTCTCCTTTTCGCCAAACAAGGTGGGCACACTGACCTGTAAACAGATCATCCGTGAAATAGTCTGTGATGTCTTCGTGAACTCCAGCCTTAGGGACATACACAACTGCGCTATCCTGGCCGAATGCTTCCACCGATTTTGGACCTATCCAGCATGAAAAGTTAGCTGAGTTGTGTCCGTAAATCTTGGTGAAATTCACTCTGACATCTTGGGGTGGACTAAAATGGCCCACGGTAAGACCTCTATTAGAGCGAACCATGAAAATCAGAAGGGAACATTCCACGTTTTTCACTGGACAAGTCCAGGTCATTTCGTAGGTGACCTTCTTCAATTTCTCAACGAGCTGCTCTGGTGTAATGGTCCGTGCTTTCTCACAGCAATCCAATTGTCTGTGGTGCACAGTTACCCAGTTATGCTCGCGGGCTGTCTTATTCTCCTCCTTAGCCAAATCATTCTTCGCCTGATGATCCTCTTTGGTTTTAGGAATAAGAGTAGACAATCGCTCTTTCACCTTAGCTCCAAATGTTTGCTTAGGTGAGGTCTCTGCTGGAGCTTTGGCACCAGGGGATGTGTCCTGAGTGCCACCCTGCTCCTGGGTGAGTGTGGGTGCTTTGGCCCACGGGGTTTTGAACTCCATATACGTCCAAACCTTCGAAATGGTGTACAGTAATGTCAAAACTGCTACCGCTTTCCCAAATTTAGCTGAATGATCCTCTCGGATCTGAGCCAGCATCTTGGGTACCTTTGTCCTCTGCTGTTGTAGGATTTTCCAGATAATATAATCATGGAATTGCATATAGAACTGCTTATCCCAGTAGTATAAGAAGACAAAAGCCATGGTAAAAGTGAGCACACCAACTCCACACATAGTGAAGTAAGTGCCACAAATCAACCATGGGATTAGGCGCAGGAACAACATCAACCACGGTCTCTCATACATCGAAGTGAGTGCATGTGAGACTATGGGATTGTAAAACCACTTATCCGGCAACCAGGAAGCTAGATTAAACCAGTATTCCCGTTGTGAACGTTTGTGGAGTTTATCCCAATCATCTTCTAGCATCGACCACATTGAAGAGTAGAGGTACACTGATAGAAACTGCCAAAATGGTTGTGTCAAGCCAGACTTCACCAATTGTATAGTGTCCAGTAATGTACTTTTCTTCTTAGGTTTCGACCAGAAGAGATGAGCTGTTGTTGGCTTGGGAACCAAATCTAGTTCCCCAGCTAGTTGGCCGACTCTCATGTGTTTTCGAGGGTCACATGAAGTCATCCAATCAGAAGACCCATATGAAAAGAGCTTTTGTAGAGCTACTTTGTCAGGGCTATGGACAACTTCAGGTTCCTTCCCTTTCTTCTCAGGCCATGTGAAATACTTGGAAAACCACGAAGGTTTCTTTGTTTCCACTGATGGCTGTGTGAGTGAAGACACACTGGAATCGGTGGGCGAAGCAACAGAACTTTGCGGAGTCTGCGCCACAGTGGGCACGTCGCATCCGCATGTTCTGCATAATTGTAAATGCTTGTCACAGAAAGGAAGTTTGTCTCCAATCTCTTTATTTGCAGCTACAATCTGCTTCTGGTACTCATAATGCTCCTTCGCTTCCTCGATCAAAAACTCGAGACATTCAAAGATGGAGACATCATAGTACACTTTGCCATCTTTCTCGACAACCACATAATCAAATTCTGTTTGTAAGATATTAG